AAATGCAGTAGATTGTAAATACAATCGAAGTGGAGAAATACTTATTTTAAGTATATGAGATAGTCTGTGCAATAGCGAAAGTTATTGATTTTTATAAATATTATTATGTAATGAATAATAATTAACATAACAGAATGGGCTGACCTCGAACAAGAACAAAGATTAACAGTAAATAAAATTATTCAAGCTCCACCAGGTGGACACGATGACTGTGTAATGGCAGATATATTAGCAAATTTTGCTTCAATAGCAGGAAACACTAATAGGATGCCAAGAGCAGCAAGTGGTAATTTTAATAGATTAAGATAAAATAAAAGAGAGGATTTAATTTCCTCTCTTTTTCATTGTAATTTTAATAATAACATATAACTTTTTATTGTTTTTTGATAATTCTCCAAGATTTTATCATATTTGTTATTTTTGTTTTCTGTTAATCTTCTAAATGTTTGCATATCCTTTTCGTAGTAAATACTTTCTAAAAATTTTAATTGATTTTTTTCATTCATAAACTCAAAAACCCCTATTTTATAATTTACGAAGTCGGTTGTATAAGTTTTTACTGAATATGTAATTTGATTATCGAAATTATCAAAAAATTGTTTTTTATCTTTTGTCTTGTTATATAGTTCAATAAAAAATCCTATTTTATGCGTTGTTTTTTGTCCTTTACAAAAGAATATATGATGAGATTTTCTTAGTATTTTGTTTATTTCTTTTACTTCATATTGATTGTATAACTTTTGAACAACATCCTCATTTATTTTTAAAACATTTTTTAGGACATAATAATATATTACAGAAGTTTTAAATTTATCGGCATAATCTTTAATATAATATCTGGGAACTTTGCTGTTTAACATTCTCTTAATTATAAAATTCTCGTCCAATAAATCATCACATATTCGATTTATTTCCAATAATAAACTAGGTCGTAAATCATACTTATGCTTTAGTAAAAAATATTTTAAAATTCTTTTGTCTGTTCTTTTTATACCTGTTAATAATCCATCTAAATTGACATTTATTGTTAATAGTAAATTAACTGTTTCTTCTGAATGAGTTACAAATAATTCTATCTTATTTTCTTTATATTTTTTGTCAGAGTATAATAACCCAAAAAATCTATTTTCGTCTATAATTCATCAATCCTTTATAATATTATTCACCTTATTATATATGAATTGATGAATTTTTATATATAAAAAATATTAATTTTCTTGATTTGTGTTGACCATTACTTCTGTGACTATATTGTGTAATGTCTTTATATTTTTATAATCCATAACTGCTTTTATCGTATTAAATAAACTTAGATAAAAAAGTCCTATTGTAAATGTTGATATGGTATAAAAAATCTTTTTATTTATAATGATGTTAGATACACAAATAAATTTGAGTATAATTATTAAAGCCCCAAAATAGAATTTTTGAACATACAATTCTGTATCTTTGTTTTCTAAGAAACAAAAAATCAAATATTTTAAATAGTTGTTTAATAATACTAATTTGCATTTTGATAAAAAATCAAACATTTTACCATCGTAAAATAAATCGCAAACTTTTTTCTTTATTAAAGTTATTTTTACATCTATAATATTTATAATAATCCAAATTGCCAATACTACTAGTATAAAATTTTCTCCTGATTTCAAAAAATAGTTATAAAAATTAAAATGTATTGATAATACAAAAAATATAATCATTATTATTGTAGTAGTAAATAATTTAAAATTGTTTCTCATTATTCCTCTCCTTTGAATTAAAAAGATTACAACCTGAAAGTTTTATTGCAAAGAAATCGTTACGTATTTTTTTGTTTTTTATTTGTTTAGATTTTTGTGTTGCAATTTTTAATATAAAATCGTTTTGACCATCGTTAATTAAAGTTTTTATAAAAGTATTTTGGTTTTCTTCTGTTAGACAATCAAAAAATTCAGTAAATACTTTATAATATAATTGCTTTTTATACGTATTGTTTTGATTTATTTTATTTATGAAATAAGAAACAAAGTTATAATTTTCTTTTGAAGCCAAACATTTTGAGGTATTATCGTAATAAAACACAAATGTTTCTAATAACCCACAAAGAAAAATATCATTGTTTATTTTTCCATTATCAATAATAAAAGAAAAAAAGCAAGATGCTAAAACATAATCTTTTATAATAAAATTTATTTTCTCGTATTCATAGTCAGAAAATTCTTCTTTTAAATAAAATTTATCAATAACTTTTTTAAGAAAAGATACTAATTTTAGTTCTTCGTTCATATAATTTAATAAAAAAATAAAATCAACTATTTCTTTAGAGCAAAAAACAAAAAAAATAAAATCTTCCTTAGTCATAGATAAAAATAATTCTTCTAAATCAATATCTGCCACTACAAAAGGTAATATATTTAGTAAAGTTCTCTTGTCGGCAGTTTTCAAAAATTTTTTTACCGTTTTATTATTTTTAAGAAGCATAGAACGAAAAAATTCTAAATCTGTAACAACTTTGTTGTTTAAATTAGGGGCGAATATTTTTTTTAGTTCTTGCATTATTTTATTGTTTTCTTTCAACTTAGAAACTCCTTTCTTATAAAATTATTATACTATAATTTTTACAATTTGTCAACACATATAGAAAAAATGGTTATATTTATTTTTTTATTAAAAAAGTAATTTAACAAAAGATTAGAATATTTATATATTTAAATGGAGGAAATAAAAAATGGTAAGCAAAAAAATAGTTAATGGTATTCAGGTAAAGACAGAATTGAACAAAAATGATAAATTAGTATCAGTATGTTACAAAGTAAACGTTGGTTCACATAATGAAACAGAGGATATTTTAGGTATTGCTCATTTAGTGGAGCATTTAGTTTTCAAGGGTACTGATAAACACAATTCAGAAGAAATAAATCAATATATAGAGAGTTTAGGTGGTTATGTAAATGCTTTTACAAGCTTTGAAGAAACTCAATTTTATTGTACTTTACCAAGTGAGTTTTGGAAAGAAGCCATTGATTTTATAAATGATTTAGTATTTTTCAATACGATACCAGAAGAAGAATTTGAATTAGAAAAAGGTGTAGTATTGAATGAGTTAAGAATGTATAGTGATGACCCTGTATCAGTATGTCAGGATAATTTGTTTAAAATTATATTCCACGAGGATATAACCAAACAATTGGTAGGTGGTACTGTTGATACAGTATCAAAGATAACAAGAGAAGATGTTATTAATTTTATTGATGAGAATTATATCAATAAAAATATTGACATAATTATTACAGGTAATATTGAAGGAACAGAAGAAGATTTATATAGTTATATTGAAGAAGTAACACCAGAAACAGATAGTGATTTAAGAAAAAAAGATAAAAGTTATGATTTCAATATGGAAGACCAAGAAATAGAAGTAGAAAAGAGTGATATTTCTCAATCTATATTATGTTGGGCATTAATTGGTCCTTCTTATAAGAGTGAAGATTATATTCCATTTTATTTAGCTGTAAATGCTTTAGGTGGAAATGCAAGCAGCGTTTTATATACTAACGTAAGAGAAAAATTAGGTTTAGTATATACAATAAACTTTAGAATGGAAGAATTTACAGAATATACAATTGCTAATGGACATACTTCATTACAGAAAGAAAATATTGAAAAAGTAATGGATATTATAGAAAAAGAAACTAAGAACTTAAAGATTGATGAAAAGACCTTAGAAAGCAATAAAAACTTTTTGATAGGAGATTTGCTTATGGGCTTAGAAAAGACAATAGATAGAAACTGTTTTATAGCAGGATTTGATTGTGAATATGAGGAAATGATAGAGAAGATTAAAAAGGTAACAATTCAAGACATGGAGCGAGTAATAACGAAATACTTTAATAGTGATATTTATTACAGCTTGGTAGTCGCAAAGTAAGACAATCTATATAAGATTGCAAATTTACCCTGAATTTTTTTAATGGAAAAGAAAGTTGTATTTAAAAAAAAGGAAGGATAAATTTAGATGAGTAATTTCAGTAGTGATAGTAATGAAGATTTTAGCTTTGAAAGTGGTGTAAATATTCCCTTTGAGAAAGACTATGAAAATATAAAAACAAATCCAAATGTAGTATATGAGAAGTATTATGATAAGGTAATGAAGTTAATAAATAGTTTGTCTTATTGGAAGAATTTTGATAAAGATGAATTAATTCAACAATCTTATATTTATTTTTTAGAGTTTTGTGAATCTTATGACCCTTATTATAATGGCAATTTTATTCCATTTGATAAATATGTGTTTAAGAATTTAATTATAAAATTAAGGTCACATATACAAAGATTTTATGTATATAAAAAGAGAGAGCAGCCAACAGAGTTTTCTGAATATAATACTGGTTCATTAACTAGAAATGATATATTGATTTCAGAAGATAAAATATTTATTGAATATTTATATTCGCATATAAATGAAAGACAGAAAGAAATATTAGATTTATCTACGCAAGGGTTTAAACAACAGGAAATTGGTAAGATGTTAAAAATCTCACAAAGTAGAGTTTCTGTGATTAGAAGAAAAACTTTAGAGTTATTAAAAGAAATTGTAGATAAAGATAAATTGGAATTAGAACTTAAAGAATTTGAAGCAAATAAGGGCAATCAATAAAAGATTGCCTTTTTGTTTGTCATTAATTATTATAATTGTAATTATTTTACCTTATTCTTTTATATGAGAAAAATCAATATCCTTATTTTTTTATATATAATATTTATTAAAAAAATAAAGAATTAAGGGTAAGGAGGGTAAGCTTGATATGGTTATAAATAAAATCAATGATTTTAACTGTTTTGATGAAAATGAATTTTTAAAGTTAGAAACTGTTTTAAATAGAAAAAAAGAAGCTACATATAAAACTAAGAAAGAAGCACAATTGCACAAGAATCTTTCTAAGAATACTTATGTAGAAGAAAATGTAAACGGATATTCTGTAAAGACATTAGATAAAATCGCTTTTAATGAAGCTTTAAATAGCGGTTTATTTAAGAAAGTTGCTTGGGGCGAATATTTATATAGCAGTTTTACAGGCAGAAATGATACATTCCCTGAAAAATATGATTTTGACGATGGTTCAATTTGGAAAGTTGAAAAGGACGAAGATGGCAATGAATATTTAGTAAAGGAAGTTGATGATGAAGATAACTTAGTAAGAGTTGCTTCTGCTAAAACTAACAATTATATAACTCCAAGTAATTTTGATGACCTTGCTAAAGTTTTATCAGTGTTTAAAAGTAAAGATGAGATAGTTGAATATGTTAAAAAAGATAAGAATATAAATAAATATCTTTTTGATGTAGTAAATAGTAGATTAGAAGATTATGTAAAAGATTATTTTACTAAGAATAAATATGCAGAATCAAAAGAAATGTTGAATGATGTTATGAATATTGTCGGTAAAATGGCTAAAGATGGAGAAATAAAAAGTGCTTCTGATTTAGATGAAGTTATTAAGACAATTTGTGATAAGACTATGACTACTGAAAGTAAATATTCATTTTTTTAAGGTGGGAAAAATTTTATGAATAAAATTGTAAATAGAATAAGAACATTAACAAAAGAAAAGCAAAGTGGATTATATAAGGATGATAATTTAGCTCCTGATGATACAAGTTTTGACCCGATGAAGCAGAGTACAGAAAATCCCTCTATAAATGATTTTAATAAGGGTTATGCACTTGACCCATATAGTATGAGATATTGGGCAAATATGGATAACGGAATGAAAAAAATTGCTTGGAAAGAAGTTGACCCGTTAAGCTTTAGTCCTGAATATTTAGCTGATAAGATTTTAAAATTATGGAATCAGATAGACGGTACATTACAGAATACATTTGAAGGTTTTACTCTTAGATATGACAATAAGTTAAAACAGGAGATTGCAAAAATTCTTAATGCAAGAGGATATGAAGTATATCCTATTTTATTGATTGATGCACCTATTTATGCTGGTAGGAATAATACATATACAAAGAATATGATTAAGCTCTGTAATAAGTTAGTACCTACTATTGGTATAAAAGCATTTATTAATGATTTAGGTTATTTAAATAGAAAACTTATTAAGTCTAATAAGAGAAGTGTTACAGCTGATGAAAAGGTTGATGCTTTGTTAGATTATTATACAAGATTGTTCCCAGAAGATTATTCGTTAGATTTAATAACTAAGATAAATATAACTCCAATGAAGAAAACTGATTTTGACGAATTTAGAGATTTACAAATTCAGGATGATTCATTAGATATGATGGAAATAATAGATAGTGAAAGTTCAGACGATACTTCAATCAGTTTGAAAGATGGCGGTTTTGGTGGTTACGACTTTGTATCTGATATGAGATTTGATACAACAGCACCAAATATGTATGAAGTAACAAGTAAAAAAAAACTAAAAAAACACGCAGATGAAGAATCCGAGGAAGAAGATACAGACGAGGATGTTGAAGATGAGGATATTGAAGAAGTAGAAGATGATGAAAACATTGACGATGAAAATGCTGAAAGCGATGATGTTGAAAATGAAGATATGGAAACAGAGGAAGTAGATGATAGTATTGAACCTTCTGACGATATAGAAAATGATACTGATGATGAGGAAGAAGAAATTCCAATCAAAATACCTATTGATTTGGTTTTTGATGTATTATCAGATGCTTCAAATAATGTAAATACTTTATTAAATTTGAACCTTAGAAGGTCTCCTGTACCTGTTGCAACATATATTAGAGAAGATATATCAGGAATTGCAGATACAGAAAGTTATGAATCTAAAACAGTTCTTTTAGATAAGATTGATAAGGTATGGCAAATATATCAAGTATTTTTAAAGAGTAAAACAACTATTTATGTTGTTATATCTGCTGATTGTCATACTAAGGATGATAAGTATTTTGATTGGGATAATATTCAATATAGAGGTTTTTATTCAACGAAGCAAGAAGCAGTGAATGAAATAAAAGGATATTTATAATTTAGGAGGAGATTGGCAAAATGAATAAATTTACTACAATTAAAGCCAGTTTGTTTACTAATACTAATGAAGATAATCTTCCTGAATGGATGAAAAATGTTGATTTTGGTAATGGTGAGAAGAAAAAGCTTGATATAGATTTTGAAAATAAAAGAGCTTGGACGGTATCAGCAAGTGTAAATCGTGACGATAGAGATTATAGTTCTAAGGAAGTAACAGCAAAACTTAATGATAATGAAGTATTATTATCTAAAATAGAATTGTCTAAATTCTTAAAAGGTAAGTATTATGAAGTTAAAGATGCTACTGTAAATAATAATAAAGTTATTTTACATACAGCTATTTCTAATACTCCTGGTGAATTTAATTTTATCTATACAATAGATAATAATAAGATTAAATCTAATAATATTTTTACACATAATGAAAACGAATATCCTTTTAGCAATGCAGGTCTTGAAGAATGTATCGCAGACGCAAAGAGTAAAAAAACTGTTGTTGCTACAAAGGTTCAGAATAGTAGTGCAAGTATTATTTCAAGAGAAGAAATATTTAGAAGATTTAATGGTCATATTAGAAAAGCTACTGATAGAATAAATGAACTTTTAAAAGAGGGTTCTATTATTGGTGTTACAAGTAATTCTTATGGTACTTTCTTAGATGTAGATTATTTATTTCCACAGATGGAAAGAGAAAAACTTGCCGAAAAAGCACCTGAGTTTGAGTTTGTTAAGAATATGGAAAAGGTAGCAACAAGTGAACATAAATCTGCCTATCAACTTGCTATGGAAGCTAGTAAGCAATTTGAAAAGAATTTTGATGATTTCAAGATTTGCAATTATGAAAGAAAAGGCAATAAATTAAATATTGTTGCACAGGTGTTAAAAAATAATATATCTTCAACTGAAACATTTGTTGCTGATATAAATAATGAAAAAGTAGGTAATATTAACTTTAATGTTAAGAATACTAATAAGAAAATTGCTACTGCTAAACAGAGTAGATTAGCTAATAAAAATATTATTAGTAAGAGTTATATAAAAGATTTAATTAAGAATAGTGGTTTCTTTGATGTTGATGTTAATGAAATATTCAATGATATGGTGGAAGACGATTTAATTGTTCCTATTAGTGAAGATAAATATACTTCTAATCAGTCTATTGGTACAATACTTCAATATTTTGATGCGTATTTACCAGAAAAAAATACTGAAAAGTATAATGCTTTAGTAGATAAATTAAATAGTTTTAAATTAAATAAAATTGATGTTCTTGATACAGGTGTTAGAGAAGAAATTAAACATTCAAAGGAGTATAGATTAGTAACATTAAATAATTATTTGTCACAGAAGTTTGTTAAGTTTTATGTAAGGAACTTTACAAAACTTAGTGATAATCTTTATGAAGCTGATGTTATTTTTGTAAATAATGGGTTGAAGAATAAGTTACATATTTATGTAAGTTATAATAATTCTAAGATTGAAAAAGTTGAAGCTGTATTTAAAAAGGGTAAAATCCCTATGTCAGAAGCAGTTTCTTTATTTAAGACAAAACCTGCTTTAAGTATTTATCTTAATGATAATCAGCAAAATGTTTGTACGGACAAGATTATTATGACAATCAATCAGATTTATAAGAAATTATCAATGATTTTCTCTCAGGAAGAAATTTCTAGTATTATTGAAAATTGGATTGCTAATTCTTACATAGTTAATATTGGTGGCGAAACTTATGTATCTGATTACACATTTGAAGAATTATTAACAATGGCAGATAATGCTGTTCTTTCAAATGAAGAAGTTAATCGTTTGATAACTTTAAAATCATATTTTGGTGAGAAGCAGTCCTTTAAGAGAGAAGCTGTTGGTGATACAGGTGTAAGAGAACCGTCTGAGTATGTATCAAATCAAACATTAATTAATAATGTAAATGAATTTTTATCAACTTATTTTAATAGTTTTGAAATTGAAGAAATAAATACAAATTCTATTTCAACAGAAGGTAATTCAAGTATTAGTTATGTTATAAGAGTATTTAATGAAGATAATGGTCTTAGTTTAAGAATTAGTTTACAATTTGCTTTTGATAATAATACAATAAAAGATTGTATTTGTAGTGTAAATGGCGAGAATATTTCTATTGATGAACTTGAAAAAGTATTTGTTGTAAATGAATCTTTAAATAAGTATTTAACTATGTTTAATGGTAAGAAGGTTAAATCTTCTATTATTATAACTAAAAATTCATTAAAGGAAAAGTTAAGTAAAATTGCTAATGTAACTGATGAAAGTTTAGAAGATACATTAGATTTATTAGTAAAGAATAATAAGTTAAAGAGAATCGCTTCTGATATGTATGCAAGTGATTATTCATTAGAAGAAATTATTAACTTATCTAATTTAAAGCCATTATCTGATGAAGAATTTTTATATAAGATTAAGAAAGCACAGAACAATAAATTGTTAAAGTTATCTAAGAATTATATAAATGATAATGATACAAGATTAATGGTTGATAATTGGTCTGCTGAAAGAATTAGAACTCATATTTGCAGTAAGTTAAATAAATATTTCAAGAATTATTCTGTAATGAATTTCGATTACAATAATAACAAATATGTTGTAGGTGTAAATGCAACAGATAAGGACGGTATTAATAAGTCAATGATGTGTTACTTTGACGTAGACAAAAACCATCCTAATGATATTATTGAAATTACAAATTTAGATAATGAAAATGTTGAACTTTCTGAGTTTTTACAGAATAATGCACCTAATGTTTATAATGATAAGGGTATTATTACAAGGAATCAATTACAAGATAACTTAATTTATATTATTGATGTTGATGATTTAGATGATATTATCGTAGATTTATTTAATGAAGATATTTTAGTTCCTATTGAAAATGATAAATATATTATGAATTGCACAATGTCAGATGTAGTTGGTTATTTATCAAAGAATAAGAGAACAAATCTTGCAAAGGGTAAGAAGAATAAATTAAATGGTATTAATAGAAGAAATGCTATTGATACAAAAATTAAGCAAGATATTGAAACAGATACAAGAAGTATTGAACAGGAAGAAAAATTAACTCTTGCAGGTGAAAAGTCTAAAGCTAATTTATTAAATTTAGCAAAAGATATGTATAAGAATAAAAAGATTACATTAAATAAACTTAATTCAATAAATGCACAATTAAATAGTGCTAAGAGTGAAAGAGAATTAAATGTAGTTAATAATGAATTAAATAAATATTTACGTTAAGGGGAGGGTAAGATATGAGAATAAATACTAATATGTTATTAAATGAAAATAGAGGTAATTGTTCAGTACCTACTCTTGACTATAAAAGATTGTTAAAAGAATCAGAAGAAATAGTTGAAAAAGACAAGAATGATAAAAGAGATAAAACTTTTACACTTGATAAGATAACAGAAAAGAGTACTGATTTAGAAGTTCTTACAGTAGCAATACAGCCTGAATTAAAAACTGAAACAGATTTGGAAACAAATATGTTTTCTCCATATCCACAGAGTGATATTCCATTTAGTAATAGTACTTCTTGGATAGGTCAATGACAAAACCAGTATTTCCAATTGATAGTATAACAACAAAATGCGGTGATATAATTACTTTTTATGTCACCGCTGTAAATAATAAACCTTGGTTCAGAATTGAACAACAAAATAGGTTTTCAGCAAGTTCTTATTACGATGGTGACGATGTGAGTAGGGCAAAAGAAATATATTGTGATTTGTTATTAGTTTTTAAAGGCATAAAATCTATGGAAGAATTTAGTAAAAGAGATTTGACAAATGATATTAAAAAATTGAATTTAACAGTAGAAAGAGAAAAGAAAGATTTATCTTTCATGCAGTTAAAGAGCGACCCATTGTTTTTGGGGATTAATGATTTTGGATTTTAAGAATATAAAAATAATGAGGTTTTTGTATGAAAAGATTAATTAAGGCTTATGAAAATGGATTTACAGTACCAGCACCAATATTAGTTCCTGATTTTCAAAATAAAATAGAAAATGATGAAATTTGTGATATTACTTATGATAGCGGTATTGATAAGACTTTTTATTTTGAACAGGAATTGGATAATGCCGAATGGGCATTACAGGCATCAATAGGAGGTAAGAGAATGAGAGGAAATTGGATTAAAGCATTTATTTCAGCATTGGACGATAATAAAAACGAAGATATAAAGAAAGATGTTACAGCAGATTTAGAAGTGGATGAAGCGACAGAAATGGAAGAAGATAACATAGAAGCAGAGATAAATGTAAACGACTTACCTACTGTTATCTGGAATGATGAAGAATATAGAGTATTATTTGATGATGCTAAAGGAACGGCAGAGGTTTTGAATGATTATGGTAATCACGTAATTACTCTTAACGCTACTACTATTGATGAAGTAAACAAGCAATTAGGTGATAGTACAATTGTTGCAAAGAGAATGAAAAGATTAAATAGAATTGCAGAACAGTTAAACTGCGATTTATTAGCAGTAAAGCCTGATTATGCAAGAATTGAAGATTTTACAGAGGAAGAATTTGATGCTAAAATGATTGAGTTTGAGAATATGCTTGATTCAATTGAATTAACACAGAATAAAATTGAAGAAGATAATAATACAGACCGCACACAAAGAAAAGAGAAGTATTATATAAATTATATTCCTTTAAATGAAGAAGATGAGGAATTATTCCAAGCTCAGGTTTGTCCTAACTGTAATGCAGAGGTAAAGATTACTTCACAGGATGATGAGTATGCTTATGTAACTTGCGAAGATTGTGGTGCTCAATATAGAGTAAATCTTGAAACTGGTGATATTGATTTTATCGCTGATGATACAGTAGAATAAAATATTTACAGGTGGAGGTTAAAAAAATGAATAATAAATTATTTATTAAAACACCTTTAGATTTAAGAATGAAAAAAACATCTAAAGAGATAGAACAATTAAATATTGAATTAAAAGATTTAGATGATTTTTGTAAAAATATGATGGAATTAGGTTATGAAAATCCATTAAAGGATAAATTAGTTAAAGATACTGATGAAAATGAAATTGAATTAATAATTAAAGATAATGTTGTTACTAATTTAATAATTTATGATTTAAACAATAATTCAGTAGAGATAACTCCTGAATTAGAAGATAAAGTTATGGACGATATTATTTCTTCTATTAATCCTAATCCAATAAAAGAAATTTTTAATAAAGAAGATGCTGAATTAAATGATGTTCAAACATTAGAAGATAATGAAGAAAATTCAGAAGAAAACGAAGAAGTTGATACATTTGATTTTTCTGATGATAACACTTCTAATGGCGATTCTTCTGATAATGATACTTCTAATGGTACAGAGGAAAATAGTGAAGAAAAATCTTTTGATGAAACAGAAGAAAAAACTGAAAATAATAAATGATTTTAATTAAATATTTTGAAAAATACTCTTATAATAAATGTAAGAGTATTTTTTTGTTTTTGAAAGGAAGATTATAATATGTCAATGGAATATGAAGAAAGTAGTGAGAAAAAAAGTGGCAAATTTTTACAAGGTGAAACAGTTTATTGTAGTGATAAGAAATATACTGTTGCATTTGGACCATTTGAAAAGGGATTTTTCTCTTATTATGAAGTAGAAAATGAGGAAGGTTTTCTTGAAACAATAGATGGTAAAAAGTTATATAGGAAATAGTTTATTTCTTATTAAAAGGTCTTTTATTTATATTAAAAAAATATAAAATGTTTAAAACTCTTCAAAGAAAGGAGGAGAACCTACTTTGAGTAAAATAGTTACATCAAATGTAAATGATGAATTTAAAAGAATAACAGCAAATTCAGATTTGATAAATAGGGGTTATGCTCATTATAATCAAGGTGGAAGTCTAATGACTTCTTCTTTGACTGAAAAAAGAGAATTACCACAAAATGTTCAAAGAAAAATGTCAAAAGGGGCAGTAGCCAATGTTCGTATGACAAGCCCTAATTTCTATCATCCATTGTTTGAATCAACAAACATAATGTTACCGAGAGATAGACGTGAAAGAAATGAATGGTGTAGACATTTTTATAGAACAGAACCTATTATTGCTACTGCAATTGACTTACATACAGAGTTCCCTATATCAGATTTTAATATTGTTTGTGAGGACCCGTATATAAGTAAATTTTTTAATTTTATGATTTTTGATAAAATTAATATTCACGAATTATTACTTGATATTGGACTTGAATATTGGAAAATAGGTGATGTATTCCCTTATGGACAATTAAATGAAGCAGAAGGTATGTGGGAAAGATTTATTTGTTATAATCCTGATTATATAAATATTCAGACTTCTACATTAGTAAATGACCCTATTGTTGAGTTAATTCCAGATGCACAAATACAAGCAATTGTACAAGGCGGTCCAAATGGTGAATATGGAGATATTTATAGACAATTAACACCTGATATTATTTCTTCTGTTTCAAGAGGACAGAATATAAAATTAGATAATAGATTAGTTTCACATATAGCACACAAAGCTTCACCTTATGAAATATGGGGTACACCTATTATGATGAGGTGTTTTAAAACGCTTATTTATAAAGATAAATTAAGGTCTGCTCAGGATGCTATTGCAAATAGACATATAATGCCTTTAAGAGTAGCTAAAATTGGTCAGGCTGGTGAACCATATCCATCACAGGACGATATTGATGATTTTAGAGATATGCTTTATGAAGCAGATGGAGACCCATCATTCTTCTTAGTATATCATTATGGTTTACAATTTGAATATGTTGGTTCTTCTGGTCATATCTTACCTCTTAATTCAGAATTTGATTTTATCCAAAAAGAATTGATGAATGGTTTGTGTATAAATGAAGCAATGTTAAACGGCGATGGACCTACTTACGCTAACGCTGAGGTTGGTTTTAACACATTGGCTAAAAGATATATGTCTTATAGATTAAGACTTGAAAATTGGATAAAATATAAGGTTTTAAAGCCTATTTCAGAAATACAAGGTTTCTATACATCTAAGAATGGTGAAATTCAATCTAAGTATATGTCAGAAAAACAAAGAAAGATTTCAGCTGCAAGAAAAGATATGGAATTGGTAATACCTGAAATACAATGGCAACAAGAAGATTTGACAAGTAATCAGAATATGATTAGCTTTATTCAGAATTTAAGAGATAAAGGACTTATTTCTGCAACTACTATATTACCTATGGTTGGTTTAGACCCAGAAATTGAAAAAGTCAATCTTGAAAATGAAAAGAATACTGTTTTTGATAGTGCGGCAGAAATGTCACCACCAGGTGGAAATGAAACACCTGAAACAGAAGAACCAAAGGAAGAACCAAAAGAAAAGCCAGTTGAAATTGAAAAACCAATTGATTCTGTTGATACAATACCTAAAGAAAGTAGCAGAAAAGATTTTTTCGTAGAGGGGGAAGCAATTCCTTCCCCAGTTATAAAGAAAAAATAAAATATTTTAAGGTGGGGAGTGTAATGAATAACTATTTAATATCATTAAATAATGAATTAACCGAGATTTATAAAAAATTACAATTAAATAATGATATTGATTTATTCATTGAGGATTTAAAACCTTTATTATATTTTTATATAAAGTCTGTTACTTGCTGCGGAATTAATGTTGTTAAAAGAAGATTAAGAATTAAAGATTTATTAAATGATATCGATAAAGTAAAAAATGATGAAATAGAATTTAATAATGATATTAATTATGTAAAAGATAATATAAACGACTTTGAACAAATACTAAATTATTTAGTAGAAAGTTTAATTTATGTTTATCGAAAATCTCAATTATTAGAATATAAAGAAAATAGTTTTAATGAAATTATTGTTATTACTGATAATAGTAGTTGTGATAAATGTAAAACAATATCCAAACAAAAACATACAGTTGATTATTTAATTGATAATTTAGATAGAAGTTGTGCTTTGTGTTATATAAAATATGATATTACTACAGATATAAATAAAAGTATTTTAAATAAAGTAAAATTTTCTAATAGTGAATTAATTACTGATTATAATTTTATTCTTGTAAGTAATATTTATGAAATACCAAATATTAAAGAACAATATTCACAAGAAGAATTAGATGTAATTAATGAGAATTTTGTTTCTATTCAAAATAATAATGATGTTTATATCAATAATGAATATACAAATACAGATTATTTAATTGTAAAATATAGTATACAAGATAAGCTTGTTTTAAATGACTATTGGATTGAAAAATACAATAATAATAAAAAATATATTAATTATATAGCAATGAAAAATGCAGAACAATATTTTGTTGAAAATGTAATTATGTATATTTTACAACCTAATATTTTAAAACAAATAGATAATGAGAATTATGAAAAAATAAAAGTTGATATTTTTAATAATATTGAAATTAACTAAGGCGGTGATTGTTTGGTAATAGCTATAATAAATGATTTAGAAACTGATAATTTTTTAGGTGTTATAGGTTACACTAATGATAATATTGGTTTTTTATCAAACAACGCCGAATTAAATGAGGTTTTAAATGTAATTACAGATTATGATTATTTAACTATTGATATTGAAGAACATTTAAATAATCAAACTTTAATATTAAGTAAAAAAGTAACTTTAAAAGATGATATGTATATATATGGAATAATGGAGTATTTGCCAAAGAAATATTATATAAAAGAATACAGAGAGATTAGTGGTGATTTATCAGAGGAATTAAAAAATAGTTTTAGAAGGGGGCAAATATGATGAAAAGATTATCAAATCACGTTTCACCTGCTATGCATGAAGAAGTAATTGAGCAGATGTGTGATAATACTTTAAAATCAAGATATTTAAAACAACAAGCTACAAATGAATATTTATTAGCAAAGAGAATTGTTACTTACTTACCTATTGCACCTACAAATAATTTAATTTATAAAGTATGGTGTGATATTGAAGCAGGTTATTATGATTTCTTGAATGATATATTTGATAACGATAATTTTGCTATATTATTAGATACAACAAGAGAACATTTAATACAGCAAGGAATTTTGTTTGATGATATTCCTGATAATACAGCAAAATATTTAAATATCAATGATGCTTTGACAGGTAATAGATAGAGTAGGTGATTTAAATGAAAAGATTGGTTGCACAAAAAATCGATTTTGACGATGACATTGTAATTGTATATGATGACAAGGGTAATGAAGTATATAACGGAATGTTTGATTATTGTCCGTATAAAGAAGATATAGACGAAGCTCCTTATAATAGGAAAGATGACTGCTATTATATTTCTCACGGATATAAGGTTGTATGTGTTTAATAAGCGGTGGTGAGAGAATGAAAAGATTGGTAAAAAAAACTGATAATAATTTAGAAGAAATTAGGATTTCTCTTTCTAATGATTTGGGTTGTAATAGTGAAGATATTGATATAAATGAAGATATGATACGTGCAACACTTAATTTTGAAGATGTTACAAATAAAATTGCACCTCAACTTTTTACCAGTGAAGATATTGATATTATCAATGATTGTGTTAATGAAATTGGTTCAAATGAAATAATAATTTTAGTTAAGAATGATTGTGTTGAAGTAGGCTTAGATGCTGAAAATGTTGAAATAGTAAAAGATGCTATTGAATTAGTTTCAAAGGTATCACAACTTCAAAAAATGATAGAAGATATTTTGATAAAGAATACTTCTAATGTTTTCTAAAGGGGCGAAAGTGATGAGACGGTTAGTTAAATCAAGTATTGATTATAATAATTTTTTTTCTGATATGGTTGACGAATTAAATAGTAAGGATGAAACTTTATATGATGAATATAAAAATAGTGGTAAATATAGTCAAGACCAATTATTTTGTATTTATGATGTTTTAGATACTCCAAGGACAAAAGAGATGATTGATTATATTGCTAATCCTAAGTTTAATCCTGAACAAATGGATGCGTTACGAGATGTTTTTAATCTTTATTCTTTAGACGATGATGAAGCTAAGTTTATTTCAGATATTGATTTTAGTGCAGAACAAATAAATGAAATAGGTTTTCAACTGGGTAAAGGAAAGGTAGATTTAGAAACTTTAAAGAAGTTAAAGCATTTAAAAGAATATTCAGCAGAAGAAATAGAAGATATTGTTTTTGACTTAAATCACGACAAAATTACTGTTGATGAACTAAATGATGCTATTTAAGTTGATTAAAAAATTCGGAGAGTTTAACTCTCCTTTTTTTATAAAATTCTTTATATTATTTATTTTTTAAATAAAAAAGGTGGTGTTGTAATGAAAAGACTAGTAAAAGCAGAAAATATAAATGAATTATTAGATAATAATGACTTATCTGCATACATTCAAGATAATATAGGAAATATGACTTCTATGGAGTCATTAAATGATTTATCAGAAGCTGATGTAAAACACGATAGGTGTCCTGTTTGTAATTATAAACAATTACAAAAATATGATGGTTTTAAAATTTGCCCAAGATGTTTTAATATATTTAAAATGTTAGAGGGGAAAGCTTATGTGGTTTATTATTAATAAAGGTGAATTATATGAAAAGATTAGTTAAAGCTTATTGTTCTATTGATTTTAATAATGATGTGCAAGAACATATTGTTACTGATGATAAAAGGTTCGATAATGAATATATAGTGATGGCAAAATTAATATTAACAAGAATCCCTATTTTACCTACAAATGAACGAGTTTTAAGATTAGCACAAGATATAGAAAATGGTAAATTTGATGATTTACCTGATATTGATGATAACTTAAATTTATGGGCAGAAAGAGCAACAGAATTATTAAAAAGCAAAAAGATTTTGTTAGGTGAATAAGTGTGCAAGAATATGAATTGTTATATAATTATTTAATTAATAAATATAAAGAGTTTTATTTTGATGGAAATTGTTCTGTATATAATATAGAAGACATTGAAAATCTTTATGACAAGAAAAAAGATATAGTTTTAAAAAAGGGGACTATTAGTTTTGTAAAAGAAAATTATGAAAAGATAATTGATAGTAATAAAATAGATTTGTCTTAATAGTAATAGTTAAATATATAAAAACAAATATTTAACATATTTTTTATAAAAAGTAATAAAGGATGGTGATAAGCGTTGTTAATTAAGAATAATACAATTTTTAGAATTGATGATATTTATGAAAACAAGGACGAAATTGTTTTTTATACAAACAAAAAGCCTGATTTCAATATTTTAAGACAATCAAAGACATTAGAAATGAAATATCCTTTGACAAAGACAGCTAAGATAATAAAAGTTGCACCAAAGGAAGATGATTTCTTATATGTAAGAAATAGAGCTATTTCTGCTGGTAATGTAATTGAAAATCAGGATGGTACAACAACAATTATACCTATGGATGATTTATATAAAGAATTTGAAAGATATGCACAGACGTGTAGAGGTGCAAATAGTAATGGAGATTTTTTTTCGGACACTGAATTAAAAGAACACTATAAAACATTTATAGGTAAGCCTGCATTTGTAGACCACGATAATGAGAATATTGAAAATGCTCGTGGTGTAATTATAGATGCAGTATACAACGAAAAAGGTAACTTTGTAGAGTTATTAAAGGCAGTAGATAAGAAAGCATATCCTGAATTAGCACAGGGAATATCAAGACATTATATAACTGACACTTCAATGGGTTGTAGATGCGGTTATTCTATTTGTTCTATATGTGGTAATAAGGCTGTATCAGAAGATGATTTTTGTGAGCATATAATCAATTATAAGGGTTCTACATTTAATGGTTTTCCTGTTTGGGAAGATAATAGAGATATTGAATTTTTTGAAGATAGTTTTGTGACAACTGGTGCAGACCCACAAGCTAAGATAATGGAAAAGGTAGCAAGTAAGAATTATGCTCCTGTTTATAGACATTCAAGAAATAGATATGATAATATAACTAAGGAAACAAATAAGAGAATTTATGTAAATAGAGTTAATTCATTTGCAGAAGAACTTAAAAATATTCCATGGAGTTAAAAGGAGAGTATATATTATGAGAAGATTGAGAGTAATGGCAGTAGATAAAGATTCTTTTACAGACCAGCAATGGACATTCTTAACAGAAACATTAGGGTTAGATGAAAAAACTATTAGTAATTTCAACAATGTTACTTTGTTTTCGGCTTATGCAAAAGGTAAACTGACAGATGAACAAGTAGATTTTATCTGGAATAAAGTTTCAGAAGGAAGGCGAAATGGTATTACAAATGGATTAAAAAATAACTTTACAGAAGACCAAATAAAACTTATGTTAAGTGATAAGTATTCTGATGATATTGCTAGTACATTATTTAATATATTTAAAAATAATCCATCACTTGATGTAAAAGTAGCAGAGGAAGTTTTAGATTCTATTGTAAAAGATGGCAAAGATTTTAGTTCTAATTCTAATGTTTTAGGTATTGTGATTAAAATGTTCGAAAGTAAGAAAATTGGTTCTCCATATATTCACGATGCAATTTATTTTTGTAAAGATGAAAATGCAATTTATGCACTTTTTAATGCTTTATTAAATGGAAAAATAGATAATGATGATTTTTCGAATATTTATTATTTTGAGCCTGATGAAACAATGGTAAATACTCTTATAAATGCAAAGGAAGCTTTTTCTGGTGCTGGTAGAAATGATATATTTAAGGGTATAGTGAAGCATGATGAGTTAAAGGTAAATCAAATAAATGAACTTATTAATGCTATTGACAATCCAGAAGAAGAAAATGCACTGATAGAAAAGTATAAAGTTTTATCAAGAAGAAGTTTAAAAATGAAAAGACTTGGTGGAATGAAAAAGTTCTAAAAGATATATAATGTTAAAAAGCCTAATACAATTTAGGCTTTTTTCATTTATAAAAATAATAATTTCTTTTATTTTATAGTAAAGTTTTGTTATTAAAAAGTTAAAAATGAGGTGTATTCATTTATGAATAGGAATATAAAAAGACTTATTAGACAAGCTGATGATAGTCTTAATAAAATATATAAAAATACTTTTTTGGAGTTAGGAAAAGAAGGTAGAGAAATATTAAGAAGTCTTGATGAATATAGATATAAAGTAAGTAAATCAAAGGGCATTATAAATAATGATGAAAAAATGGCTAAAAAATTGGAAGAATGTATTGAAGATTTAAATCACGTATCAGCATATATATATGATTTTGTTTTTGAATTAGAGAATTATGAAATTGTTGATGAAACTGATAGTGCAAAGCAATTAGAATTTTCAAAACCAGAAAAACCTGAATTTTCAGAAGATGATGAAGTTTCAGAAAATGAAACTACTGATGAAACAGAGGAAAGCGAGGAAACTGATAATACAGAAGAAACAAATGATGAAGTAACTGACGAAGTAGAAAATAGTATGCCTGATACAAGTGCAACAGAAGATAAAGAAGAAATTTCACAAGAAGATTTAGATGCTTTGTTCGATGGCGTAGAATAATAAAAATTGAAAGGTGGCAAAAAAGAATGAAAATTAAAAAGATAAGTAATGAAAATAAAGTAAAAACATATAAAGTAAATATTTTATTAAATCAAAATGAACAGGATGGTTTTTTTGTTGGTGATAAAGTTCTTAATAAAGAATGTAATTTGAATGGTAAAATAACTAAAATCGATAATAATACTATTTTTGTTACTTATGAAGATAAGACTGTTGAAAGAATAAGAAAAAGTAATGCTAATGAAGTTTTGAGTTATGTTGATGATGTTCAAACTGTTATTAGTCCTATGTCACCCCAAATATCAAATAAAGTTGTTACTAAAGCAATAGATAATTTATCTAAAGCTGGTGAAATTTTTAATGATGAAGAAGTAAAAATAGATAAAAGAAAAATGAGAATAAACGCTGAATATGAAAACTATAAGAATAATAAGGAAGAAAACGAAAAGGAAAAAAATATAACAGATATAATCAATTTAGGTATTTCTAAAGGACTTATAGATAAAGATGAGTTTGAAGTTGAAAAGGTAAAACTTTCAATGATGGGTGAAAGAGATTTTGAAGAATATAAGGATAATATTTTAAGCTTTAATAGTAAATCTGTTGTTACTTCTTTAAAAGAAGATGAAGAAGATGAACAATTAACAGAAGGCGAAAAAATGTTAAAGAGAATAAAGAACGGTGAAAATTTAGTTGCTTCTAATATGGATTTTGAAAAGTTTTCTGGTGGTAGTAATGAATCAAGAAGTTTAGAGAATATTGCAAGTTATAATACTCCATATACACCACCTAAGCAATATGCTCAAAGTCAATTTCAAACACAAGGTTTTTCTCAATATCAACAGCAACCGATAATAAATAATTTATCTAATGCAAGAGAAGCAATGAGTTTTGATAAGAACTCTTGGATGGGAGAATTAGATTGGACTGTGTTAAGTAGAAACTAATATATATATTTATATATTGTATTTTTTATAAAAATGAAAAAGGTGGTAATTTTATTATGAATAGAATTAAGACAAGAATGAAGAAGATTGCAAAGCTTGATAAGATGAAGAAGTTTGCTTTTGGTGAAAGTGTTTCAGAAGTATATGAGGAAATCAAGGATGATATCGAACACGCTAATAGAAATAGAGATGTAGAAAGAATCTATTTTGATACAGATAATGGCGATGGTGAGTGGTTCTATATTGTTGAGGGTGATACAGATAAATTTACAGTAATCGTTGCTCAGAATGATGAGGATGGTTATACTTCAACAAATAAGTTTGAACTTTCACAAGAAGAATTCTTAGATATGTCAAAGGATGATTTTGAAAGAGAAATAAATGAAGCTATTTATTATGCAGAGTAATAATTAAAATGTTAAAACGGTAGTATTAATTACTACCGTTTTTTGTATGTAAAAAATATATGTTAAACTATGTATAAAACAAAAAAATGTATGAAAGCTTTTAAGATTAAATATAACATTAGAATATCAACGCAAACACTAGCAATGCTATCGCCACCCTCTTTTTCAAATAAAAATTTAAGTATTTTTTCTTTCATAAAAAATCCTCCTTTGTGCATTTTGTATATTATATCATATTTTTAATTATTTGTCAATGTTCTATTTCACTTTATGATTTTTATTTAAAAAGTAAAACATTTATTATTAAAAAGAATAAGGAGATAGGTAGTACGAAAAGATTAGTTAGAAAGGCAAATAAGAAATTAACAAAGATTTCTTTTAGTGAATTAGTATCTATAACAGAAGTTTTTGGATTGGTTACAAGAAGATTGTAGAAATGCTAAAGAAAATAACAATACAAAAAAGATTTTTATTGATACAGAAAGTGCGATGGTAAATGGTTTATTTTTGTTGAGGGTGATACAGATAAATTTACAGTGAGTGTCATTCAGGATATTTTAATTGATGAAAATAATGATGAATTTACTTATGATGAAGTAGAAGAAGTTTTTTCTGATAAATATGAAGATGCAACCCGTAGTAATAATTTTACTCTTACAGGTGAAGAAGTTTTAAAGATGACAGAAAAAGAATTTAAAGATAAGCTTAATGAAGCACGTTATTATGCTACTACTTCTTATTAAAATATTTAAAAGAGAGTATTAATTACACTCTTTTTTCTTGACGAATATATTTATCCTATCGTTATATTTAATAATTAAAAATATATTACATTATTAAATTAAAACAATTTAGAAAGTTTTTTAAAAATCTTAGTTATATAAATAATTTCCTTATGTATTTATAAATCGAAGATGTATTAAAAACAAGTAAATTTAGTTTAATTGATTTATTTTAATATATTACAAATCTGATTTTAAATCAGTAGGTACAAATATGAGTGCCTTATAAATAGTATAAAAGACAATTTATTGTTATCATATAAAAAATAAAAAAATAATGATTATAAAGAATTTCGGAGGTGTATGTAACTATGGCAGTAGCTGGTGGTTATAAGGTATTCGGACCTACATATAATTCAACAAAGTATGTAAGATTTGGTCACGAAGGTACAGTAAATAGTTTACATGAAATTGATGATGCTTTAGTACCAACAAAGTCAGAGTTAATTGATATTGAAAATGAGAAGCAGTTCCAACTTGCAGGTAAGATTGTAGGTCTTACAGAAGAAGGTAAGGTTACACTCGCAAGTAGTGATGTAGCTCCTGTTGGTCTTGCAGTTGATGATTTAGGTGATGTTGCAAACTCATCTAACAAGGTTTCATTCTATTTCCGTGGTGGCGAGTATTATATCGCTGTTTCAAGAATGGGTGATAAAGCAACAGAACTTAAGCCTGGTACAGCTCTTACAGTAAAGAGTGATGGTATACTTGAAGAAGCTTCTGAAGGTGATACAGTAGTAGCAGTAGTAACAAAGGCAGCAGATGTATATACAACAGGTAATATGTATACTTATGCTGATACAACAAGTGATGCTTATGCAGATGCTAACGGTGGTTTATTCGTTGGTATCTCTTTAAGAATTTAATGAGGAGGTAATTTAATATGGCTATGACAAACGAACAGAAAGAATATTTAATTGCCAAGGCATTAGAAACTGATGAAGGCAGAGCAGCCCTTGCAAGTGCTATGGCAAACCCAATTAGACAGTCTCTTGACTATCAGGGTATTGGTAGAAAGTTATTGGTTGTAGACCCACTTCCACAGGGTGCTCTTCCAGTTTATGATAAGGATGTAGATGCTAAGGCATTCGTAGTTCCTAAGAGAGGTTCTGCACCTGACCAGATTGTTGAGGGTGACAGAATTCAAGTTCCTACATTTGAGATTGTAGCTTATCCACAGATTAGATTCTCTCAGGTTAAGGAAAGAAGATTTAATGTTATTGACAGAGCACAGCAGAGAGCTAAGTCTGACATTATGGCAGTTGAGGATTCAACAGTATTCACACTTCTTGATGCAGCAGCTGCTGGTCAGGTAGTAACAGCTGTTGATGAGGATGGTAAGGCAGTTGCTTCAAGACTTACAAGAGAACTTCTTACAGATGCTTTCAGAAATATTGAGCAGCACGACTTAGTAGCTACTAAGGTAGTTATGAACGCAGTTGCTTTTGCTGATATCAGAGCTTGGGGTAGAGATGACTTCGACCCAGTAACACAGCATGAGGTTCTTCAGACAGGTCTTTTTGGTCATCTTTGGACAGCAGATATTCTTGTATCAAAGATGTGTCCTGGCAACAAGGTATTCGTTCTTGCTGACCCTGAATTTGTTGGTGTTATGCCTATTCGTCAGGATATTCAGGTTATTCCTGCTGATAAGCCTGAGAATCTTAGACTTGGTTGGGTTATCTATGAGGAAATCGGTGTAGCAGTTGTTAATGCTATGGCAGTTTCTATGATTGACCTTGCACCTGCTGATGAAACAGCTACTGATGGTGGCGAAGCAGTTTCTAACTTAAAGTTTGATAATGCAACACTTTAATTCTTAAATTAAAGTTTATATAAAAGAGGGAGGTACTAAAAATTTAGTACCTTTCTTTTTTTATTTTTTCTTATATTTTATTTATATGTAATAAGAAAGTGAAGTGATTGTAATGTTTTATACTTTTAATGATGAACCGCATTTTTATCAAAATTTCGTTAAAGAAAATATATCTTTATTGGGTAAAATACTTATTGTTAAAGAACAATTAAATATTAATAATAAGTTTTTTATTGATATTTTGGCTTTAGATAGAACTAATAATAAAATTATTATAATAGAATTGAAAAATGCAGGTAAGAAATTTAAGATAATTGACCAAATAATTACTTATTATGATTTAATAATTAAATCTAATATAGAGGAATTGCTTGATGAATTTATTGAAAAAAATAATTTAAATATTTCTACTTTAGATGTTGACCTTACTCCAAGTATTTTTGTTGTAACTCCTGATTTTAATGAACAAATGCTTCAAAATTTTAATTATATAAATATTCCTAATATAAAATTGATTAAAATGAATTTAATACAAAATGATAATTCTTTTGAAGTTGTAAAAGAAGAATATAATCCTAAAGATATTATTGCTGATAATAAAGTAAAAACAGAAATAGAAAAAGAATATACCATTAATGATTATACAGTAAATATTGAAGCAAAAAGATTGTTACAAAGTCTATTGAATTATTTAAATTATGTTTACAAATGTAGTAATTTTTTTTACAAAGATAAAATTACTGTTTATTTGGATAAAAATTGGCTTATGCAAATAAATGTTTCTCAAAATAAAGTCTATTTAACATTTAAGGAAAAACAAATAATAAAAAATAATTTATTATATAATCATGAAATAACTTCCTATAAATTACTTAAGGATAAGATTAAAATAGAAATAAATAAAATTCCTGTTGAAACAATAAGAAGCTTAATAAATGATTAAAGGAGTTGTTACCTTTTGGATTATTTAAATGAATGTGATATAATGATTAAGTTGTTAGAAAGTCAATTAAATGCTTTAAAAGTTCACGCAAATGAAATAGAAAAAATGATTGAAAGAAATACGGACGAGAGTATTATAAAAGAATATTACGAAAAGAATGTTTTGTAAATTAAAAAGAAAGGATTTTTATAATGAGTTTAAAAAAAGTTTTAAATGTAGATTGCCCTTATAAAGAAGTAGAATGTGAGTCTGAAAGTTGTTCTTGCTATAAATATACAGCGTGGAGAAATGCTAATAATGAACAAAAATTGGAAGAATTTATAACTTCTTTGGATTGTGATTATCATTGTGATGATACGTTAAAAATTCTTATGGCAATTGAAAAAGAAAAATTAAATAGTTTTATTTTTAATGAAGATAATACTTTAATAACAGATAAAATTATAAGTGATTTTATAACTCATATTGAAATGAATATTAGTAATGTAAGAAAACATTTGAATTATTTTTTTCATTGTAATATAATTACAAATAATAAGGAGTTAATAAAAGATTTGTTTAATTTATTTATTTCAATTATAGATTTATATGTTATTTCAGAATATAGTTTTGATGAAATAAAAAAATTATATTTCTTAACTTATTCTGAAAATATAATTGATGTTTATGATATTATTAAATATGCTTATGAAAAGCAAAGTACTAATAAAAGATTATCTTGTATAGAAAATGTAAGTGAAATAGTAGATGCTATTAAAACAAATGATTTGTTTTCTGAGGAAGAAGAAAAAGAAAACAATAGTTCATTTAACACACATAATATAAATATGCTTATATTATTAACTTACTTATCTGATTGTTGTTCTAATATAAGAAACGCAATACATTGGGAAAGCTACAAAGAACAAGAGAATACTAAGAATACTCCTTGTTTTGAAGTATTATTACACGATATAATAAATATTTTTATTTCAATTGGTTATAATTCAAATATGTTGACATTAGATTTAATAAAAATTGGTGCGGAACAATTATTGAGAGAACAATATAAAAACGAAATTTAATATAAAATATAGGAGAGGATTTTAATAATTCTCTCTTTTTTTTGTTGACAAATCATAAAAAAAATGGTATAATTGCATTGTGTAAAATGTTTAATGATTGAGGTGAATACGATGGATGTAAGCAAGGAAAGATTTTTAAGTAAATTTCCTTATAAAGAAATGAGAAAAGAACAACAATATGTTTTGGAAAAAATATATGACAATTATGACAAATATGATTATTTTGTAATAGAAGCTCCAACGGGAACAGGCAAGTCGGCAATAGCAAAAACCTTATTAGATAATGTAAAATATGGCACTATATTAACAAGCACTAAACATTTACAAAATCAATATGAAAATGAATTTCAGAATATGCCTTCTATAAAAGGTAGGAGTAATTATGAATGTTTTTTTAGTAATGGTTGTGTTCGTTGTGATAAAGCTCCTTGTAGAACAAATCAAACATTAAAAAATGAATGTTCCCAACAAGATTTATGTGAGTATGATAAAAAATTATCAATAGTAAGACAAAATTCTTTTGTAAGTTCATATTCATTTTTTTTATCTTCTAAGTCAAATTTATTTGCAGGTAAAAGAGAAAAGCAAAAGACGAAACCATTTTTAGATTTAATTATTCTTGATGAATGTCATTTGTTGGAAAATAATCTTGTTTCTGATGTTGGTTTTTCTTTAAATGTTGAGGAATTAGATAATCAATTTGAAATATTGACAGATATTGAACTTGATGAATTATTAAAATTAACATCAAAGTTCAAAGAAGGTTATGAAAATAATAAGATTACTTTTAAAGCGGTAAATAGTGTTTTAAGACGAAGAAATAAATATTATTATCAAAAAATAAAAGAATTAAATTTAGCAGATAAAAATATAAAGAATATATCTGTTGATGATATAATTGAAAATTCAGAACTCGTAAGTAAACAGGAAAAAATAGAAAAGCTATTAAAGAAATTAGAAAAGTTTTTAACAGCTAGTGATAAGGAAAATTGGGTAGTAGAACCTAATGAAAAAACTTTATATGTTCAACCTATAAATATAGGTAATTATTTTCTTGATAGAATAAAAAATTATACAGATAAAGTTGTATTTTTATCAGCTACTATTTTGGATTTGGATGGATTTGTAGACGATTTAAATATAGATAAGAGTAGAGTTCTTAAAATAAGAATACCATCTACATTTGATGCTAAAAACTCACCTATTGTTTATGTTCCTTGTGGTAGTATGAGTTATAAAAATATAGATAATACTATTCCTAATGTTGTAAAAGAAATTAAACGTATATTAAAAGAACATAAAGGAGAAAAAGGTATTATTCATACAAACAATTATAGAATAACAGAAGAAATAATTAAACAAGTAAATAGTAATAGGTTAATTTATTGTAATAAAAATAATAAAATAAATAATGAGGAATTATTAAAAATACACGAGCAATCAAAAAGAGATACGGTTCTTATTTCACCGTCATTATCAACAGGTGTTGATTTAAAAGATGATTTAAGTAGATTTCAAATAATAATTAAAATGCCATTTCTTTCATTAGGTGATAGACGAGTAAATAAAAAATCTAAAGTAAATAAAAAATGGTATACTGTTGAAATGCTTAGAGGTCTTATGCAAATGTGCGGTAGAAGTACAAGACACGCTGATGATTATTGTGTTACTTATATATTAGATAGTTCATTTTCTTACTATGTATATAATTACGCAAAAATATTAGGTAAATCTTTTTTGAAAAGATGTATTTTAGATAAGGATATCTTCCATTTAGATAGATGGAAAGAATATGTAGAAGGGAAAATAAGCAATGAAAAAATATGATATAATAATAGTTGGAGCAGGACCAGCAGGTGTATTTTGTGCTTATAAGTTAATGAAAGAAAACCCTGACTTAAAGGTTTGTATAATGGAAAAGGGTAAATCATTAGCTGAAAGAAAGTGTCCTATATCAGAAGGTAAGGTAAATAAGTGTGTTAATTGCAAACAGTGTTCTATAATGAGTGGTTTTATGGGAGCAGGAGCATTTTCAGATGGCAAGTATAATATAACTACTGAATATGGTGGCTTTTTGAACGGCTATATTCCTGATGATAAATTATTCTCTTTAATGAATGAAGTGGATAGCATAAACTTAAAAATGTTCCATAGTTATAATAAAAGAAAGTTTAGTGAAACTTTAGATACTGCTTATTTGGATGATAATATAAGACAAATAAGATTATTTAGCTCTTATGATGAAGATTTAAAGAAGAAGTGTTTGCAGAATAATTTGCATTTATTAAGTGGTCAGTGTAGACATTTAGGTACTGATAATAATTTAAGAATTGGTGAGCAGCTCTTTTATGAATTATCTGAAAAAGTAGATATTATGTTTGAAACACAGGTAGAAACTTTTGGTTTTAGAGAAGATTTAAATGTTTTTGAAGTAAAATGCAAGCAAAAAGTTGACCTTGTGGAAGATGAAACAGTATATTACGCAGCAGATAAATTAGTTGTAGCTCCTGGTAGAGTAGGTGCTGAATGGTTAAAAGAAGTATGTAAAACATTAGATATTAAAACAACTAATAATCAGGTTGATATTGGTGTAAGAGTAGAAGTACCTTATGAAATATTAAGTGATATTACTGATAAGATATATGAGTTGAAAATAAAGTATAAGACAGATAAGTATGAAGATACAGTAAGAACATTCTGTATGAATCCTAAGGGATATGTTGTTACTGAAAATTCAGATGGTATTATTACTGTAAATGGTCATAGTTTTGATGACCCGAATTTAGCAAGTAAGAATACTAACTTTGCTTTATTGGTAAGTAATAGATTTACAGAACCTTTTGACGAACCATATAAGTATGGTAAATCAATAGCTTCATTTAGTAATATGTTAGGTGATGGTATTATTGTTCAAAGGTTTGGTGACTTAATAAGACATAGAAGAACTAATGCACACAGATTAGGTCAAAATACTGTAAGACCTACATTAAATGCAACTCCTGGTGATTTATCATTAGTTTTACCTAAAAGACATTTGGATAATATTATTGATATGATATATCAAATGAATAAAATAATTCCAGGTATGACAAATGACGATATATTACTTTATGGAATTGAAACTAAGTTTTATTCTGCTAAGGTTGAAGTAAATAATAACTTAGAAACAAGTATTAAAAATTTATATTGTATTGGTGACGGTAGTGGATGGACAAGAAGTTTAAGTTATGCTTCTGCTTCTGGTATATATGTTGCTGACAATATTTTAAATGATAAAAGAAATGTTGTATTGGACTAAAAAATTCTTAAAAATAATTATTTAAGGAAATTAAAAATATATTATTATATTGAATTAAAATTTAAAGGGTGGTTGGTAACAATCGCCCTTTTTTATGAGGAGAAATTAAAATGAATAATCAAGAATTGTACGAAGTTTCGACAGACGATGAATATTGTTTTAATTTAAAGGAGTATATAATAAATAATTGTAATATTAATTCAAAAACATTTTTTTCTTATATAAGGGATTGTAATGGCTTTATTGAAAATTGTTCTCCAACAATTAGTAAAGCCACTTGCAATATCGTTCAAAATAAATTATTCTTTATTAAATCTAAAGGTATTGATATTAAAAATTTTAAAGGACAAATTTCATTATGTAAAAATAAAAATCTTTATGATTGGATTCACTTTTATCTACTTAATGAATTAAGTTGGGAAGAAGTAAAATATTTTGTTAATATATTAAATAATTATGATATTTCAAAAAGAAAGATAAATAAAATATATTTCAACAGTTTAAAAGACGTAAATAATTTTATATCTAAATTAGATAAAACTAATAATAAAAGTTGTCTAAAGGTAGAAAAAATAAGTATTTAAGTATGATTTTTTAATTAAACGCATATTAAATCGAATAATATTTATATATTAGAATTGAGTAAATTATTTATAATTCCAAAACTTTATGTAATACATTTATGTAATTTTTTAAAGAAAGTAACTTAGTAAATGTAGAAAGTGAGGTGGGAAATATGAATTTAACTATTTTAGATGATTTTTTCTTGGAGTGTGAGCAAAAGGATTATGCACTGTATAGGCATTTAGAGAGAGTATCAATGCTTGCTTATGCAACTGCACAAGAATTAGGTTTATCTTCTAAAGAATTAGAGATGGCGTATATTTCAGGATTGTTACACGATATTGGTAAATTCCATTCTTTAACAGAAATGGAACATTATTCTAGTGTATCTGCAACAATTGTAAATTCTTTAAAAGAGTTTGAAAACATACCGAACATTATTTTACAGATAGAAGAAAAATATAATGGTAAAGGTTATCCATTAGGGTTAAAAGAGGATGAAATTAGTTTAATATCATACATAATTATTATATGTAATTATTATGATGAATTAAGAATGTTGGGAAAAACGCATAATGAAGCGACACACGAATTGAAGTCTAATTCAAAAGTGCTATTTCCTGACCAGCTGATAAAGCCATTTATTAATTCTACTGAAAAGAATAATTTAGATAAAGAGTATGGTGAATAAAAATTGAAGAAATATGATGCTGAGGAACAGAATTTGTTCAGAATTATAAAAGCTTCTGGTTATAAAACAACAAGTGATAAATTAGGAATGTATTTTGATAATGGTGATAAGAAATTCAGTGTTATTAAAATAGGTAATATTTATAATTGTTATTATAACAAAAAAAAAGGCGAAAAAGAATATGAACTTAAAGAGAGTTTTTTGTCACAGATTTTATTGAAGCAATGTTTGTTTTGGATAGTAAATAATTTAAATAAAAAAGATTAATAAAAATAAAAATTTCTAATATATAATATAGAAATTTAATTCAAAGAAAGGATTTTGATATTTATGAAGATTAAGAGTGTAAATGTAACAATGGACGATGGCTCAGTAAAGGAGTTTGAGATTCTTGATTGTATAATTCTTGGTTTAGCTAAGGGTGAAGAAGAAGGTAAGGATGTAGTACTTTCACAGATTTCTGAGAATAATTCTTTACAACTTGCTATGCTTAAGAACATTATTCACTATGTTCCAAAGGCAGCAGAAGAAGCAGAAACAGAGGAAGCAGAAGCAGCTGATGAATCTCCAATTGAAGTTGTAGATGCTGAGTAATTTTTAGCTTATTTAAGGGAGAAAAGTTTAATGGATAATGAATTGATTATTGCACAATTAAATAATAATTTGCAAATGCTTAATAGTAATCTAACGTATTTAAGTAATCAAATTAAAACTATTGATAAAAAAGTTAATGATATTTTAGTGGTTTTAAATAATAATAGGTTAGATGATGAAAATTTAAGAAATGAAATTGAGAATTTATCTGTTGAAATTAGCTCCATTGAGAATACAGTTAAAAACAATGCAAGAGAAAGATTTTATTATTAAAATTTTCACTCCCTACTATAAAAAGTGGGGAGTTTTTTATTATTAAAAATGTATTTTTTGTATGTAAATAAATATTATAGTTTAATTACTTTATTAAATAAGTAAAATAAAACTTTTTGATATATATATCGAATAAAATTCGATAAAGAAGGAGGACTTATTTTGTTTAGATTTAAGGCAAAAATTGGTACTGTAAAAATAAATGATTTAAAGTTAAGTATCAATAGTAAAGATTGGACATATCTTGATGACGAAAAGGCAACTAAATCAAAAGATATTAAGAATAATGTTGAAAAGCTGATAGTTGAAACAGATAATGAAAAGTTTAAGACTAAGAATCAACCTAAGAAAGAAACAGTAATTTCAAAGGAAGATGTTATAGTTGAGAAAGAGAACAAGATGTATACTGTTTCTCCTAACGAGAACAATTCAACTAAGAATGAAGATTTACAGCCAAAGTCAGAGGATATTACATATACTTCAAAAGAAGAAACTGTTAAGATTGAACCAAAAACAGAAGTTAAAGAAGTAGAAGTTTCTGTTGCAAAGAAAGAATCTGTAAAAGAAGAAGTAAAGGAAGAAACAACTTCTGAAAAGACTGATAAAAAGACAAAAATAGACAAGAAAGAAACAAAGACAAAGACTTCAAAAACAATAGATAAGGAAATAAATAAGGATAAAAAGAATATTAGTAAAATAGAAAAAACATCAACAAAGACAGCTAAAGAAACTAAATAATTTTTGTTGATTACAAGGAGGTTTACTCATAATGGTAGAGTGGTTAGAGAAGTTTGCACAGAGTAGAACAACAAAGAAAATGAATAGAACAGCAAGTCAGGTAATTGTTGATAAGGACAAGTTCCCTGATGCAGAAGATGGCGATACAGTTGATTTTGAAAATCAGAAGTATAAGGTAGTTAATAGCAAGTTTGCTGATGCAGATGGCGAGGGTGTTGTTTTAGAGAGCATTGATGAAGATGCACCTGTTGAAACTACTGAGGAAGTTGCAGCAGAAGAAACTCATGTAGAACCTGATGTTATGGACGTTGCTATGGGTACATCACCTGCTTATGATAAGCATAAGAATAAAGCACAGGAGTATGCTAATGTTGACCCTGAGGTTAATGACCCAGACCCAAGAGATGACGAAGTCGCTAAGTTTGAAGAAGAAGCAAAGGCAACGGAGGAAGCTATTGCAGCAGAAGATGCTATTGATGGTACATCTGGTGCTACAAAGCCAAACAGAATTTTACAGAGAATGTATGATAGTGGTGCATTTGAAAAGGCAACAGAGGAGGAAGAAGCTCCTGCTGTTTCTGATGATGATGTAATTGATTTAGAAACATTTGATTTTGATGATGATGTAGAGTTCGGTGTTGATAATGGTGAAACTCCTGATGTTGAGGAAGAAGCACCTGTTGAGGAAGATACAGATGTAGAACCTGAAACAGAGGAAGTAGAAGATGTTGACGATGCTGATGATATTGAAGATATCGTTAGTGTTGATGATGAAGAAGAAATTGAAGAAACAGAGCCAGAGGATTCTGATACTGATGAAACAGTAGAGGAAGATGCTGACACAGATGTTGACGAAGATGACGAGGAAGAAGTTGACATTGAAGATATCGCAAGTTTAACAAACGAGTTTAATGTTGTTTCAAGTAGATTTACAAACAGATTAAGAAAGAAGTAATAAAAATTATAAAATAAAAGTAATAAATAAATTAGTAAAATCTATTTTTTATAAAAATCATAAGGAGTGTTTTGAAGATGGTTAAGAAGAATTTAAAGAGAGTATCAAAGAGAAATATGTTAAAGGTAAAGGCTGCTAAGATTTGTAAGGCATTTGAGGAAGAAGCAGAGGAAATTCTTGAAGATGCAGAGGAAGCAGTTAAGGAAAACTTCCCAGCAAGAAATGTAAAGGCAGTTCTTAATCGTGTTTCAGAGAAGCTTGCTAAGGAAGGTATTAGTGCTAAGTTTGATTACAAGGTAACAAGAGGTCAGCTTAGAGCAACAGCAGCTATCGAAGCAACTGATGAGGAAATCACAGAAGCAGAGGATGCAATTGTATCTGCAACAGTAGCAGAGTTCGAGGACTTACTTGCTGATACTGAGGAAGTAGCAAACGAGGAAGTTGAGGCTTGTGGCGATATGGCAGAGGACGTTGAGGATGCACTTAAGTGTGATATCGAGTCAAGACTTGCTGCTATGGGTGTTAATTGCAAGCTTGCTAGAAAGGCTAAGAAGACAGTTAAGAAGGCTTCAAGAAGACCTGTTAGAAAGGCAAACAGAAAGGTTACAAAGAGACAGAATCCTATCCTTTCAAGAATGAAGTAATTTATTTTTAAATGATATATATTAAAAGGAAATCGTTTTAAAATGATTTCCTTTTTTTATTTAATAAATAAATTGAACAACAAAGGAAGGGCATAAAAATGAATGTATATAATTTAGGGGAACAAATATTTTTATATGCAACTTTTGAAAATGATTTAAATAATATCTCTTTCTTAAATGAACCTGTTGTTGAAATATTCTTTTTAAAAGATAATGATGTTATTACTGTCTTAAAAGAAAAATTACAAACAACAGATTATGTAAATTATTATTATAATTATACAATTCCTAATAATTTGGATTTAGGACAATATCAAGTAGTTTATACAGGTTTCGTAAAAGGAAAACAAAATAAAATATTTGAGAATTTTTTTATTGTTAATAATAGTATTCAAGGAATGAATCCTATTAGATTATATGGATATATATATGATAGTAAAAGTCATAAAAATGTTAATGAAGTAGAAATAAAAGTAATGAGCGATGATGGAATCTTTTATTATACAACAAATAATTTAATAGGACAATGGGAAGTTTATGTTTATCCTGGTAATTATAATTTTTTATTTAAGAAAAAAGGATATAAAACACAAGAAGTAAACGCAATTATAAATGATACATTACAAGATATAGAATTTAATAATATTGTAATGGAAGAACAGAATAATGATTTATTAGGTAATGGTATTTATGAAATAAAAGACCAGTATATAACAAAAAATGGTCAACCATTAGAAGAATTAACTGTAAATATTTATAATGTAAATAATTTGAACGATTTAATAGTAAATACAAAAACTAATAGTGATGGTGAATGGATTGCTTATTTGGATGAAGGTTTGTATTTATTAAGAGTTTTTGGTACTTTTTTTAGTAAAGAGTTCGATAAAACATTTAGACTAAAAGTAAATAATAATGGTAATTTTACTTTTGATGATATTACAAAAAATAAAGCAAGTGAAGAAACTATTTTTTATCCTAATGGTTCAGGTGCTTGTAAGTATATAGATTATTTATATGATAAAAATAACAAACCTATTGTTGATGTACAAGTAAATATTTTAGATGGAAATGATATTCTGTATCAAAGTTATACTGATTTAAATGGTAAATTTGAATTTAACTTGGATGAAGGAACTTATACATTTGAATTTTATCATCCATCATTTAAAACAATAACAAAAAAGATAGAAATTAGTGGAGATTATAATGGTGAACAATTGCAGGGGGAGTAGAAAATGTATTATAAGAAAATTACAAAAACAGTTGATACAAATAATACAGATTATAATAAGTTTTCTATTAACAATGCAAGTAATATTTATGTATATATAAATGGTGTATTAGAAAAAAAAGAAAATATAAATTATTCAAATAATGAATTAACAATTAATAGTGATTTTAAAAATGAAGATGTAATAATTGTTGAATATTATACAGAAGAAGAAACCTCTTTAAAAATTGATGAAACAATAAAAGATTTTACTTTTATTTATGATGATAAAACTGGAACAAGTGGACACTTTTTTGAACTTGAAGGTATAAATGAAAATGATTTAATATTGATTTTTCTTAATGGTGTTTTGCTATATAAATCATATAGTATATTAACTGATAATAATAAAGTACAAGGTGTAAATATAGAGGGAAAGTTGATACAAGATGATATAATAAATATTAGGTGTTTTATAAGGAGTTGATAATGCTGTATGAATGGTGTAAATAGTGAATTATCCATATATACTTTATATAGAAAATTTGATGATTATTTGGGATTAAGTGGTGGTACTGTTACTGGAGATATAACTACCGAAGCAGATATACATTCAAATGGTTGGATTTGTGGATATGAAAATGGGAAAAAATATTACAAAATTCAAAACAATGGAGAATTTTACGGTAAAAAATTTAAAGCAAGTGAAAATATTACTGCTGAGTGTGTTGAAGTTACAGGCAGAAAAGGCGGTAGTGAAGAAAACAAAGATATAGATTATTTTACAGCTATACTTAAAGATGAAACTTTATATGATAGGGATGTGTTTGGTGAAATAACACCATTCAGAGTAAGAAATAATACTGTTGATTTCTTTCACGTTGAAGTTAAAGATAAGGGAAATTATACAGGAGCTTATTCGGCTTTAAAGATACAGTTAAAAAATAAAAATAGTTTTTTTAATAAAGACTTTTTGTCTAAGGACTATGGAAATGTAATTGATATTGTTGCAAATGCAAGAGATATCTATTTCAACTCTACTGATTTATTTATCAACAATATAGTTCAAGTTAGTGGTGTTGGTATTACTTTTTTAGATGGAAGTAAACACAAACCTGTTGCAAAAATTATACCAAATTATTATGAAGATGATAATCGAGTTTTTAATTTTATTTCAACAGAATCATTTGGCTTGCAGACAAGTAATAAAAAGAAAAATGAAGATAAGACAAGTAATAATAATATTGTATTTAATGGTAGATTGAATATTTGGTATTCTAATACATCTGTTGATAGATTTGAAAATACTGAAAGTAAGAGAAAAATTTTTGAAATGGGTAGTGATTGGATTAAATCTAACAATTTAATTAAATATAATAAAGACCTTTTTGAAGCTCTTAATAATGGCGAAACTAAAATGCAAGATAATACTCTTGTTTATAAAAAATATGTTGATGATAAAATAGGTACAGCTCCAAATAGTTTTAAATCATATTACAATAGCAGTGATGCTGTTAGACTTGTAATTGGAACAAGTGATAATGAGAATTATTTAACAACTACAATAGAAAAAGCTACTACTAAAAATGCTGGTGTCGTTACATTAGGTGCTCAAGATTTTTCAGGCGTTAAAAATTTTACACAGGGTATAACTGTTAATGAAATAAAAACACCTATTAGTTTAAATACAGAGAGTGGTTTATCTAAAAACATATTACAATTAACTAGTGCACAAGGTTTTGATTTTATATGGCAAAATGAATCATCAGATTCAGAAGGAAATGGTTTAGTTGGAATATATGATAATCCAAATCCTGCTGCTGATGATAATAACGATTATCCATTAAAAGTATTTGAAATAAATAGCCAAGGTGCTAATTTTAGTAGTAGTTTATCACTTGATGATATAGAATGTTTAAGTATTAATGAAAAAATAATTGAGGAAAATAAAGCTATAAACAATTTAAGTATTTTGAATGGAGTTGTTGAAATCAATAGTTCTGAGTCTAAATTTATAGATGCTGTTTGTTTTGGTGGTGTTGTTAGTTTTAAAGATTATATTACAATAAATAAAGGATTAAATATATTTGATGCTGCAACTATAGAACTAAAATCTAATGGTACATCCGATGATGATGTTTGGGCTATAAATATAAACCAAGGTACTTATGGTATTAAGTATGGCGGTAGTGGAAGATTTTCAGATGTTATTGTTGAAAATATAATTACTTTTGGAGAGAAAGATAGTAAATATAGTATAGATTATAGTGGTAGTGCTACTTTTGGTGATATAACTGTTGGTCAAGTGACAGGTGACAACTACAATATAGAATATGAAGCTAGTGAATATGGAAAACAAGCAACTGGAAATATTCAGATTGGTACATTAAAGGTAGGTAAAGAAAGTAGTTATGATATTTTCGCACCTTCTGCTACTGATACCAAAAATACAGTAGGTTGCTCTCAGTTAATCAGTGCTGATATGTTGTATCTTGTTGGTGTTAAAAACAGTCAAATTCCTAACGGATATGCAGAAAGTTATACTAATGGTTCGGTATATATGTCAGATAGTCAATTAGTGACTATAGGTATAAGGCTTAATAAAATAAGTTTGAACAAATCTGAAAACCAAACAGAAATTTATTTTTATGATAATGTATCTTTCTTAAAAACCACCAATCCAATGGCAATCTTTTTTAATGAAAGTTTAAACGATATAAATTATGGTATTTCTTCAAGGAATAGTAGTAATGTTTTGGTTATTGGTGATGTACAAACAACTAGTGGTAAAACAACAGGAAGTGGTGCAGTAGAAATTAATACTGACTGTAATGTATTGGGAGATTTAATTGTTGGTTCTAATGGAAAATTAAAAGTAACAAAAAGTTCTAATGAACAATATGAAGTAATAGATAAATCAATGGTTCATTATGTTACATCAGTACCTGTAAGTGCTGATAGTTATAATGAAGGTGATATTATAATGGTATACGAAGATTAAGGAGTGATTATTTAAATGTCAAAACATATAGTTAAAGATAATAAAGTAAAAAAAGTCGCTTCTCAATATGTAGTTGTAGACAATGAATTAAAAAGAATAAAACAAGAATACGTAGTTCAATTAGATAAAGGTGTTAAAGTTTTAAGAAAAATATTTGACGATAGGGCTTCACAAATAAAAGATGTAATATATTCAGTAGAATACTATAATGTGGAATTTAATGGTAGTGATGGATATAGTACAAATTCTGATAGTACAACTAGTAACGGTGATATGAGTGAAGTTCTATATGCGTTTAAATTAAATGGGGAATATTTAAAAGTAAAAAAGAATGATGAATTAATAATAAAAGGAACAATAACATTGGTTGATGATAAAGAATCTTCTGGTAGAACATTTATTTCTGCTATGGTTTCAAGTAAAATTCTTAGTGTGTCTTCAATAGAAAATGAAACGCTCGATTATACAAATATTGTAGGTGAAGTAATAGAAACAATCACTTTAACAAAAAATTATGATAATTTGGAGTTTGAATTTAAATATACAGTTGAAGAAGATTATGATGATAAATATTTATTCGTTTTCTTTAGAACAGAGATAGGTTCTGGTTGGTTTGATGTAGTTCCCAAGATTACTTTATGTGGCGTTAATTTATTGAAAACTGAAAAATAAATCATTTATTAAGAGGATAGCTAATAACTATCCTCTTTTGTTTTAATTTCCTGTATATTTTTTATTGTTAAAATAAAAAGTTTACTTAATATATGGTAGGTGAATATAATGAGTAGTAATTCTGAATTATCAATTTATGCTATAAGCAAATTAATTGATGAATTAAAAAATACAGATGTAGGTAGTCTTAAAAACGATATTGAAAAATTAACTAATTTAAT